CCCGCGGGCTTTATGATAAGCCCGCCGAGCGTCTCGGTGAGCTTTTTCTTGCCCACAAGCTTTTCCATTGCTGTGATGCCGTAGAGCTTCCGCTCATAAAGCATCGCTTCGTCATATCCTGCTGCCTTAAGCGCATCGGCGACCTTTAAGGTGTCCGCGAACTGTCTGACAGACCGACCCTCGACAAGCTTCCAGCCGTCGAAGTGCCGGCCCTTAAGCGCCTGGTCAAGTGTCCACGCCTGCACTGTATCAACCCACGATTTGAGCTCTCCGGCGCGTCCTAAGATTTCGCCAATTTCCTCATCGGTGAGCAGCGCGGGGTTTTTGAATTCGTCTTTCGCGACTGACAGGTTGTATTCCGCAAGCGCTCGGCAGCGTACGCTTATCGGGCACCAGCGGCACCAGTCCCCGCAGGACACGCGCTCCGAGCCCTCAAAGGCCTCTTTGGCTCTCGGTGCTACCTCTGTCTCTCCCCAGCGTAAGAGATCCTCAAGCGGAATCTCTTCGGTGCTGATGTGGCTAAGGCGTGGCTGAATGATGGTGTAGCGCGCGGTGTCAAAGTCGTAGATGTCCCCGAAAAGCGCTGCCGCGCCGAGCGCATAAAGCCTAAGCTGCGGATTGCCCGGCGCATCGACCTTGACGCCTTTTCCATATTTGAGGTCGATCACCTCGATTGTGCTGCCACCGATGATGACAGCGTCGCTTGTGCCGAAGGATTCCGGAGCCCAGGCATTCAGGTCAAGCTGCTGCTCTACCATGAGCTCTGCGTCTTCGCCTGATGCTGCAAGCCGCTCCATGACCGTATCTGCATAGAAATCGGTCGCTTCATCCATCTCGCCGCACCAGTACTCGCTTTTCCGGAGCTCCTTCATCTGCTTTTCGTGCTGCGCCGGTGTAATCTCTCCGGAAAGCATCCGGAGTTTTGACTCTGCGACCGCGTGCGCCAGAGTGCCCTCTGCAGCGTAGGGGCTCTCGGGCGGCTCCGGAAGCCCCGCGCTAAGGGCGATCGAGGCAGGGCAGTTAAGCCACCGCTTGGCGCTGCTTGGCGAGAGCCTTGCGTGATTACTCGGCATTCCGCGCCTTCACTTTCTCCATGAGGGCGGGAAGGTCCTCAAGTTTCACCTCGGTAAGCTTGGAGCAACCGAATTCCTTGATGAGCTCCTTCGCGACATTTCCGCCGGTCGCTTTATTGAGCTGCGCAAGCGCTTTCCGGACCTCAACGCGAAAATCCTCGGTGACTGCAGGCGCTGCCGGTGCAGCTGCCGCCTTCGGTGTCTCTGCCTCCGCAGGTGCCTCTTTCCAGGGCATTTCTTCCTTCGGTGCAGACTTCTTTGCCTTCGGCGCTTCCGGCTCTTCTGCGGGCTTCTGCGCGCTCTGAGGGGCGACTACCGCGGTGCCCTTAAATGCCTCGAATTCGTCGAGGGAATCAAATGTGACTGTGATTTTCATTGCTGCATTCCTCCTTATTCATCGGTATTTCAATCCCCGTCAGCTCCGTGAATTTCACCGCGCTGACAAAATAGCTCCACTGCTTTAGCTTCACGGCGTAGCCCCAAGGAAAAACGCCGTCTTGAAGCCCTTGTGTGACAAAAGCCTTCGATTTACCCATGAGCCGCGCGATGAGGTCGACCGGCACATTTACAGCATCGTTCGGCCTTATCTCCGCAATCGGTGCGAACTGCTCGAAGTAGTCGTCCTGCACACCGAGGGCGCGTGCAAATTCGCGCTTGCGCTCTTTCGCGGGCTCATTTTTACCGGAGAGGTACTGACTGATAGAGGATTTCCCGACTCCGGTAAGCGCCGACAGCTCGGACTGCGTAAGATCGAGCTCGCGCATCAGCCTTTTCAGCTTCTCTCCGAATGCCATACCTTACTCCTTGGCCAGTCCGCCGAGCTCGGCTGCGCATGCTGCATAGCCCGCGATGTCCATGAGGCTATCGAGCGACCCTTTCGGGTTTTCGATGACTCTCGCAATCTTGAAAAGATCCATCATGAGCGCCACATCCATGCCGGAGAGGTCCATCATGAAGCCATGAGTGCGATTCAGATAGTCGCTCCAGAAAATCGCGATAGACTCAAAAATTTCCTTCGGAGACCCGTGCTGCTCTTCTCGCTCTTCGACAATGCCTCTCACGTCCTCCAAAAATACGATCTTGTCCATTTGTCCCTCCTTACCCCGGTGTATTCCGGAGATACTCCTCACAGGCGTCTCTCACTGATTTCAGCGAGAGACTGACAAGCCTTGCGGCCACCTGCTCTTCCTCATCCTCTCCACTTGCGAATCGCTCCCCGACGCACACAATCATTTCGCGGTGCTCCGCGACCTTTTCGAGTAGCTTGTCGAGCTCTTTGAGGTGCTCATCCCATGCGTGTCTCATGTCGCGGCGGTGTTTCTGGCCGGCAGCACGATTGCCTTGGCGCTACCCTGCGTAATCAGGACCGGCGCGCGATCGGTCGTAAAGGTCAGCTTCACCGGCCGCTTCTGGTCAAAAGCCTTTAATGAGCTTGCGAGAAGGCTCGGAGAAAAACAGGTCTCGAGTCTCTCGCCCGCCTTATCCCCGGGTTTGAGCTCCCAGACACCGTCAAGATTCGGGTAATTGCCTTTCTCGACCGACAGCGTGATGCTGTCGTTTAAGCTCCGGTAGGTCGTGGCATCCGCTCCCGCAGTCACCTCCACATAAGCGGAGCGCTTGTCGAAGAGGCCCCCGGGCGGGCTTAAGAGAAACTCCCCATGCTCTACGGAAGCCGAGAGCAGCGGCAATGTGAGTTCAAAGGCTCGGTTTCCGTCTGTGCCGCGTACATAGAGTATCCGGTCGTCGATTCTGCCGTACGCCATCGTGCACACCGGTCTGCGCGGGTTCTTCTGGTCGATGAACGCGCGTGCAAAGCGCACGAAGTCATTCGCGTACGGTGTTCCCAGCTGAAAAACAATGTCTTTCATTCCGGCCACCTCACAGCATCAGGCCGAGGGTCACGCCGACGGCGGCCGCCCAGCCCCAAAATGCGACGCACTTCCAGAAAGCGCTGCTCCACTGTGCCCGCTCCAGCTGCTCGTACACCGATACCAGGTGCCGCTCCAGCCAGGACTGCCTGCGCTTGTCCCTCTCCTGCTCGGCCTGCATCTCGCGGAGCTCCCGGACTAAGCCATTGCGAGAGCACTCATTTGCGGCCTCGATGCAGCGCTTCTCGCTGCTCACCACATTGATTGCATTCATTCTTCTACCTCTCCTCCATATGCGAGCCCGTAGCTCTGTATCTCCTCTAAGGTCAGCTGCCTGTCATACTGCGCATAGCCCCATGCGTAAGTCCTCCCTACATCGGTTTTGACCTCGCGCCGTCTGCGGTAGTCGCAGATGCTCCGAAGGCCTCCGCACGGGATTGACCAAGGCCGCTGCCGCATCGTGTAATACCGGTACTGCTTCATGCTTTCCGCCCCGTGCCGTCGTGCAGTAGCGTCTCAAGCCGCTCGTGCGCGGCCATTAACAAGAGGCGCGCTCCCACTACATAAAGTGCGTCGCTCGCGCTCATGTCGTGATCCACTTTGCCCAGCCAGTCGTATGCGTCCTTGATCAGTGCCAAGGACTCAAGTAGTAAAGTCGCATTGCTCATACCCTCACCTCCCGAAAAGCCTGCCGGGCGGAGCACAGGTCGCCCTCCGCGCTCTCCAGATAATCGGTCACGTCATCATAGTCGGCGTCCTCTAAAAGCTCTCTCCGGACAGCCTTGATGCACATCTCGATGATTTCGAGCTGCTCCGGTATCGGTCTTTTACTCATCTTTGCCCTCCGAATGCGCAAGGAGTCCAACTGCCGCACTTTCTAGCCAATCCTGTGCCGCCCGCAAATCCTTTTTGGAATTCTCGTAGCCAAGATCCCCCGCAAGACTCGCTAAGTTGTCCAGCGCGTCGTGGACTTTTTGCATCTCAAGACCCATCATCAAGATGATCACTTCGGTTGCTGTCATCTCTCTTCCTCCTCTTTCGTGCCGTACTTTTCCCGAAAATGCGCGTCGAACGCCACACACTCACCCATCGCTTGCCGGATGCCAGCGGAAATGGCAAGCAGGTAGACCAGCTCAGTGCCGTCATCCTCTGCGTCTGCGATCTCGAGTGCGTCGAGGTCGTCGGCGGCCTCTTCGTGGAGACCCTCGAGCCTGCGAAGCAACTCCTCGAGTCGGCTGACATCGGCCCGCACCTCTGTCAAAAACTCTTTCCTCATGCCGCCTCCGTTCTCTCAATCATCGGCAGCACGCCTCTCCGCTTCAGCAAATCGTAGAGGAAAAGCCGGCCTTTTTGCGTCCAGTACATATGCGTCCGCGCTCCCTGTGTGCCGTCCGGGCGGTTATAGTTCTGTGTCTTGGTCTGCGTGTAGCCGTAGCTCTGGTATTTCGAATAAAGGAACCAGACACCGGACTGACTGAACTGCACGCCGAGGTCGTGAAGCATTTTGTTGAGATCCTTTGCGCTAAGACCATAGTCTTTTGCGATCTCCGTGACGGATAAAAGGCTCGGGCACTGGAGAATCAGGTCATAGTAGCTTGCCTTCGGCTTAAGCTCTGCAATCTGCTGGTCCTTGATTTTGTTATCGACCTCGAGGGCTTTCCGCGCCTCGCGCTCTGCCTTGAGCTTTGTCGCCAGGCTGATCAGAAAGTCCGGCTCGTTGAGAGCCCGCTCCAGTGTCGCCTCCGTCATGTACGCGCCGTGCTGCCGGATGGAGGGGAGCACCTCGTGCGTAACCCAGCGCTTAAAAGCCTTTGCCTCCGGTTTTCTTGAGCTCAGTACAAGCGCGTAGAGCCCGGCCTCATTGATAATGGCCATGTTGGGATTTCCCGGAGTTCCGTCGGTTAAAACGACGGTATTCTTTTCATCCTCGTCCAGCCGCGCGATTGCATCTCGGCCGTTCTTAACTTCCAACGCTCGGCAAACATCCGCCGCTATGAACCAAGGTTCTCCGTTGATTTCCGCAGCTCTAATCTCTCCGAATTCTGCGCTCTCAAAGATTTTCAGATCCTGCATATCTTTCTCTCCTTTTCTCACTCAGATTAGCTCTGCTTCGATGGACGCGATTTTGAGCGGGTCTACCGAGAAGACTTTTGTCTTTCCCTCCACGATGGTCGTTCTCCACGGAACGAACTGAAAGTGCAGAATCTCGCCCCCGCTTGCGGACTTAGCCACGTCTTTGCCTCCGCATCCGGGGACCAACTGCGTCACCCTCACCACGCCATCAGTGGTGTACTCCGTCTCGTCCTGCAATCGAATGGTTACTCTAATCATGCTTCCTCCTTTTCTCCTGATGCTCCCTCCCCTATACTGTCCTCACAGGGCACTGCCATGCCCGAGTTTGTAGAGAGGAGGTACTGACAATGGGTAAAAATCAATGGGTTTCACCTCGCGGCGGCAAATGGGCTGTGCGCGGCGAAGGTAATTCGCGCGATACAAAGCTCTTTGACACAAGAGCCGAAGCCGAAGACTTTGCCAGGACAATCGCGAAAAATCAGAAAAGCGAGCGAATTGTCCAAAAACGCAATGGTCAAATAGCTTCAAAAGACAGCTACGGTAATGACCCTTGCCCGCCTAAGGACAAGGAACATTAGCAGCCGTAGTCCGGTCTTTCCCGAACCCGATACCCGTCAGCCATCTCGATGTTGTCTTCCGTGATGGTCGCGATAGGCGTCGGGTTCTCTTCGTCTGTCTCGACGATAATGCGTGTCCAGCCGCGGATCTCTTTCGGCCTTTCGCCCAGTGTGCGCCTTTTAAACACACATGAGCACGCCCAGCCAAAAAGTCCGAACTCAATGATGTACTCGAGGTAGTGTCTACCCTCTTCGTCTGTGCTACGGAACTTTGATATATGTCGTGCCATCACTCCGCCCTTCTATCAATGATCGTGAGTTCCTTGCTGCCCCAGTGGTGCTCTTTCGCTGCATCTGCATAGGCTTTCCAGTCGATTACAGTGCGGTTAATGAGCATCACTCCCTCAACGAATAAATAGTTGATTCTCCGGTAGCCGCCACCTGTGTAGTCAACGCAGTTGTCATCGCAGAGGATGTCAACCCCCAGAAGATTCAGGACGGCAGCCATACCGCAAGCTTCATTCGTGCAGAGTCCAGTCCGCCAGGCATCCAGCTTTAGCATGTGGCTCTCGCTCATTTCTGCGAGCTTAAGAATCTTCTCAATCAGGTCCTGTAGCGTGCATTTCATGATTTCGTCTCCTTACCCTCATTTTTAACTTTTTGAAAGTTCCGAGGCAAAAAAAATTTCGCCCACCTCGCTTGCCGGGATTTGCAGCGCTTCGCACCATCGTATGATGTCTTCCTGCGAAAATGCCGCTTTTCCGCGCAGCTTCTTGGAGATTGTCTGCTCCGTCTGACCGATATGCTGCGCAAAATTTTGCTGCGACCCGAACAATTCCACAATTTTACCCTTTATTCTCCGTCGGTTCATTTGCCCTCCTTTCATGAATACTTTAACCTTTTGAAAGTCATACGTCAAGCAGTATTTTTAATTTTTTGAATTCTACCGTTTAATTTGTTGAAACATAGCGTTTAATATGATAATCTTCCTATATCTAGCAAGGAGGTCTCTCATGGACGTAAAGGAATCCTTCCAGCAGCGTTTTGAACAAGCACTTGCCAGCAGCGATTTGAAACCGAGCGAGCTCGCTGAAAAAACCGGCATATCGCAGGCTACCATCAGCCAGTATCGCAGCGGATACTCTAAGCCGAAACAGCCTCGTCTCATGAAACTCGCGACGGCGCTCGGTGTGAACCCTGTGTGGCTAATGGGGCTTGATGTGTCTATGTACGATACGAGTCAAGAGCCCTCCATCCCATCCTACTCTAATGTTTTCCCGCTGCAACGCACACGCGTCCCGCTTCTTGGTCCGATAGCCTGCGGCGAGCCGAGTTTCTGCAATGAGGACCGCGAAAGCTATGTGGAGGCGGGCGCTGACGTACGCGCGGATTTTTGCCTGAAAGCGCGTGGGGATAGTATGACCGGCGCGCGCATCATGGACGGCGACATCGTCTTTATTCAGAAAGACGCGGAGCTGGTCAACGGCCAGATCTATGCCGTGGCGATAGACGACGAGGCGACCTTGAAGCGCGTGTACTACGACGAGACGGCGCAGGAGCTGCGATTACTCGCAGAGAACCCCAAGTACCCGACTATGGTGTATAGCGGGGAGCGCTTGGCGCATGTCCATGTGCTGGGCAAGGCCATCGCTTTCCAGAGCGATGTGATTTAGCAGGAGGTAGACAGTGAATCCGGATATAGACCTCGGTAAGAAGCCATGAAAAACCCGAATGGCTACGGGACCGTGACCAGGCTTTCGGGAAGCCGCCGGAAGCCTTGGGTCGCAAAGGAAGGGAAGTCCGGCCGGCAAAAACCGATTGGCTACGCTGCCACCAGAGAAGAGGCGCTCATGCTGCTCGCGCAGTATAACGCCGCTCCCTGGGACATCGACCGGAGCAAGATTACGCTGCAAGAGCTTTTCAACCTATGGCGTGAAAAGAAAGCACCGAAGATGCGCCTCGGCAGTCAGCGGGTGCTGTCGAGCGCGATTAAGCACTGCGCGAGGCTCTACAGCACGCCATACTGTCAGATTAAGGCCTATGACATGCAAGACTGCATCGACAACTGCGGTCGAGGATACGCCACACAAGGCGCGATTAAGACCCTCTGGAAGCACCTTGACGCGCTCGCACTTGAGATGGACATCGTGGGCAAGCAGTACTCGGCGTTGCTGGAGTCCGAGTCCGTGCCGGACACATCTCGGAAGGTCTTTTCTGACGATGAGGTCGCGCGGCTCTGGGCGCACAAGGACCTGCCCTGGGCGGACTCAGCGCTCTTTTTTCTCTACACCGGTTTTCGCATCTCTGAGGCGCTCGGCATGCGGATTGACGCCGTGGATTTTGAGCAGCAGATTATGACAGGCGGAGTAAAAACCGCAGCCGGTAAAAACCGCGTCGTCCCGATACACTCGAAAATATTGCACATCGTAGAGGCCCGGGCTGCAGCATCGAAGAGCGGATATCTTTTTGAGTATAACGGCCGCAGAACGCACGCATCCGAATACTACACGGTTTGGGCAGATCTCATGCGATCGCTCGGGATGCAGCATGTCCCTCATGAGTGCCGCCATACTTTCCGCTCCCGCCTCGATTCCGCCGGAGCAAACCGGGTCTGCATCGACCGCCTTATGGGGCACAAATCGGGGAGTACCGGAGAGCGCGTCTACACGCACAAGACCCTTGAAGAGCTCCGGCGAAACATTGAACTCATAACAAATTAGTAACAAAAAAGGGCGAAAACCGTGTAAATCAACGGTTTTCGCCCTTTGTATTTTTATCATAGCATATCTTCAGGTT